GCACCACCAGGCAAATTTGCTGTGTAATTCATAAATAAGCCACCAACAATACGAATAGTAGAATCTAAGTTTAATTCACTCATAATATTACTAGGAATTGTGAAGAAAATCTGTCCTGCGCTATAGGATAAAGGAGTTGAGCTTACTACTTCTCCGTAGATAGATAATAAATTTAATAATTTATTGAAACCCACTTTTATCACCTGTCCTGTGTTTCCGATTTGTGCGACAGCATTTGCAATTATCCAGTTTGCGTCATCTAATCTGGCTTTATTATTATTTGCAGTTAATGAAGCTGAGTTGGCTATTTGCTGTGCGCTATAGGCTTTTGTCGATGCTTCACTTGCTGTTGATTGTGCGTTTTTTACGCTTTCCTGTAACCCAGAGACAGTAGTTTGTAAAGTTGTTATGCTTTGTGTCTGCGTCTCCACTGTTTTTTCTACTACACCAACTCTAGCAATTGCGCTACCTGCATTTTGTGAAGCTGTAGTGGCTTTATCATCTGCCCCATGAATACCAGCGTCAATTTTAGACATATCAGAGTTATAATCACCTAAATATGTCGGCTTGTCAGTCCCAATATACTGGCTTAACTCATAGTAAGTTGTTTTGTTTGCTGAACTCATAATTTTTTGTCCTCCTTAATTTATAATTTTAATGCTGTTTTAGCGTTACTATCGAAGATATAAGCACTTAGTGCTTTAGCTTCAAACCCTGTTACAGTTAATAATAAAGCGTCAAATTCGCTAGTTGTGATAGGGTTATTAAAGTGCAACTCCGCGAGTTTATAAATAACATCTTGATAAAATACATATTTTCCACTAAAAGGGTCATGCATATATAAGTTACTATCAACGCGGAATCTTTTTGCGCCATATAAATCAAACTCTGAGCAGTTAATCAATAAACTGTCAAACTCTGCACATGTTAAATTTAATGAATCAAACTCGTTACATGTTAAAGCATAATAACGTAAATTATCATACATATCGGCTAATGCTTGATTTAAACTTGTACGATATCCCTTGACAGGGTTTAACACTTCCATATTATTTGGGATATACTCGTTAATATAATCATAGAGTTTTTTTACCTCTGTATCAATATGTGCGCGTGTTTCATCGTTTAAGTCATATATCAGTATATTTAACGCACTGATTTTATTAAGAAGATTTGTCTGCACTTTATTGATTTTTTCATCAAGTTCAGTATCTTTAGCGTTCATATCCTCTCGGATATTTTTTTCTACTTCTGTGATATGCTTATATATATCAGTGTTAAGGCCGTCAATGTATTTTTTCAATCCTGCGATTTTTTCATCTGTATACTGTTTGTATGCATCTGTAAAACCGTTGATTGCTTCGATACATTCGTTGACTTTATACCCGATATAACACAAACATTCGTAATAGCTCTGTTTATTGCTATATACACTAGGCACATCACAACAAAGTAAAGGGACTAAAGGTTTTAACTCTTCTACCATATACTTTCACCTCCTTTTTACCAAACTTTCATGAATAAATCACGACAAGCTTCTACAAGTTCTCTATTGATATTCTGTATTTGGTTTCTATATTCTTCGATAGCTTCGCTTGTTGATTTACCTCTTAGTCCTATCTCTTTTGTCTCTCTGTCTCTTTTGCTGTCTTTGTTGTCGTTTCCTGCATGATTATTTTTTGCACTTGTTGTAGTATTATTAACAGTTTCACCTCTACTCATAGCACTTGCATAATCTTGTGTTGCAACTGTCACTTGTGGGTTGTCGCTGTCAATATTCTGATAGTTTTGATTGTTTTTTATCTCGCTGTTTCCTGCATCTGTTGAGTTAGTTGTTGTTTTTTCATTTCCTTTTTCTGCTTCTGTGAATGTTACATATATATTTGTAAAAGGGTTATCGTTTTGAATTGCATTATACAGTTTTGTATAATATGGCGTCAATTCATACATTTTTGCTATAAAAGCAGTTTTCCACATTCCTAGAGTTTCAAACCCTATATAATTATTCCAATATCTAAGTAAAAAATATGTTTTAAAAGTATACAGGTCTTTTCTATCCTCTGAGTAAAAAGGAAAATCAAAATCAAAAAATTTTCCTTGTGTTTTGTCAATGATTCTTTGTACAGATAAGTCCATACTCCACAGTTCTTGTGGCGGAACAAAACTTTCGCAAATGTCTTTTACAGTGGTAGTGTATTTACTCAATTTCATCACCCTCTTTTCCTTTTTGCATATACTTGTCAGGGATATATCCATTTAACATAGTAGGCAATTCACTATTGAAATCAACTGTCACATTTAGACCCCATAAGTCATTGATAGCATTTGCACATCTTCTTCTTAACGTCAGTCCTACGTTTCGATTTGCTTCTACCTGTCCGTTATTTCCAGCAGTCTCACCTGTTACAAGGCGTTCGCCTTTTTCTACGGGGTTACTTTCATACCCTAAAGATGTTAATACCTGTGACCATAAATCTCTCAATTCCTGTTCGCATTTGTCCACAATGTAAGGTGCGCCCATGTTCAGTGCTTTGATGTCTTTCAAGTTTAGCGAATCAGAAACTTTTAATACAGGTAAATAATTATCGTACAGTTCTCCTAAAACTTCAAAGCTTAATTTTTCATTATCGGAAGAAGAAAGAACAACAGGTGTACGCTGTGCATACATATTAATACCCTTTGTATTCCATGTATTCGCCATAGCATCTGCATACATTAATGCTTTATAGTAATATGGCATAGTTGAATAATTATTCCATAAGATACAACTATTTTCTTTGCCGTATTCTTCAATATACCCATTTGCAGTATAAGCGATTCTGTCTTGAGGGATATTATAAATATCCGGTAAACCTGATAATGAAACATTCATGAATGCATACCCTGCAATATTGTCCTTGATGAATACACCCAAACCGTGCCAAAATAAGGTTTGTTCAATGTACATCGGTAAAATTTCTTTTGGTAGATTATTCCATTTGTACCTGTTTACAAAGATATCGAAAATATCATAAAAAAAGATAGATTTTATTATTTCAAAATCACTGTTTTTCTTTTTATTGATATTTCGTTCGAAAACTCGTAACGGATTTTTCACTTATATACACCTCCTTTTAGTTATTTAATAACCCGTAATTCCCTATATCATCAGTATGCCACAAAGTCACGCCATTGTCAAATATATTTCTCAATTTTTTCAATTGGTCTAAATCAATATCACCAGTAAATCCGCAATGAGATGTCTTTACGTAATTCCAATAGGCTCTTGAGTGTAAATAAGGGGTAGCGATTTTATTAATTGGATATCCGAACTGTTCAAAAAAACTGTCTGCCATTTCTGCAAATTGCCTTTTACATGACATCTCGTAGAAGTCAACGCCACACTCTTTGATACCTGTCAATACATTTTCTGACAAAGCTTTTCCATGTGTAACCCCAGCGTTTCTGGCTCTGTCTGTCTGATTTGCTAACATTCCAAGAGCGTCCCAAAAAGCGTTCGTTGTTTTACCTAGTCCATTAAGTCCTCCCTGTAAACTTCCTCCTGCTAACCCTGCTATCGCTGTGCCTGTCCCTATGGTAGCATCAATGGCAGTATGGACTTGTGATAGGGCTATAGAACTTTTGTTTTGAGCTAGCCATGCGCGATATGTGTCAGAGGAGAACGAACACATTGGAAAAGAGGAGTTAATAAGCGCTTCATTCATTAGTCCATGCCCTAATTCTTCGCGCGTCTTATAGTTTTTAGGTGCTGTGAGAACTTGTGGCAATGTTGCGATTGTCCCGTAGCTGTCAAATTCGAGAGATTTATCTCGGTTGTAACTGTATTCATATCTATATATATGTGTGTTCCCTTGATTGTTGTCAGCTAGACAGAATAGCCATGGGTAGGAGTATAACTTTTTATTTTTTGGTTTATAACCCTCAAAAACATTGTCAGATATCTGCATACTTGTTATTTTAGGCTTGATTTCTTTCCCTCCTAGAGCAAGTGTACATAATTTTGGAGACATGAACAATCCTACGACGGCATCTTGTGCGCCTTGATTGTTATAATCTTCTAACAGTGTGTTAATTCCTTTTAGTCCCTCGTCTGTGGTTACATCATAATGACCGATGCTCCCCCAACAGTACACACCATTTTCTACTCGACCCTCAAACCAACTTTGTTCCGCTGTTCCTCTTGTGACAAAGGCGCAACACTCTGTTGGTGTCAAGTCTAATTTTTTATGACGTGACACAATCGTTTCACCAGTTTCAATATTCACTGGTATCAGATTTGCGCCTATCTCGTCTTTACTTCTTGGAATGTGATGATACTCCACAAAGCAAGGCTTGATATTTGCATCATAGAAGTTATTCTGAAAAACGTCTAAAGAAAAATTGATTCTAGTTGTTTTTTCGGATAACCACTCGATAGAGTCGATAAAACAAAAAACCCACTCGTTAGATATCCCACTATTTTGAAAAGCTAAATAATTGAGATTAAGTGCTTTCATCTCTGTGAACGGCACGCGGATATCATAATTGCCTATTTTAATAGGTGCAAGATGTGACAAATCAATTCCGTTGATATGTTTACGATATAACTCTAAATGATTTAGCAAATCTTCTTTTGAATTGTATAATCTAACGTGTTCATACTCATCAGACCATGGTACTCCACTGTACAATCTTAATTTTGTTTCAGGGTCGCGTGGTGCGACCCCTCCTTGAGACGGTAAATTTATCATAGATAACTACCTCCGTTAATTATGACGCTTTTGTGAAACTTGCCGTCTTTGTGATAGTCTCGTCTGGTCTGTAGATTGCTTTCAACACAATCGTTCCTGTCTCGTCTGCTCCCGTATGAAGCAAATGTGTACCAGGGATGACATATGTCTTTGCAGACGTTGCTCCGCTGTCTACTTCAAGGGTAACTAAATTCTGATGATATGTGCCTTTTCCAGCTGTGACTGTAACTTCAACTTCCTGTGTCTGTCCTGCTGTGTATGTTCCTGCTGTCACGGACAAGGTTGGTTTTTCAACCACTTCGTCTGTTGTAAATACGCGAATTGGGTAGAAAGGACTTGCACTGACCATTTCCACCTGTGTATAGAAGTAATTCCAAGATAAGACGTTTGCAAGTCTTTGGTCTGTCATCTCTTTGAACTGGTCGCGGACATTGAAGAATCGCACATCACAAAGAACTCCCTGTATAGCGCTATTTGCAAACTTGTCTACAATCACGGTCTGAACTGCCACGTCTGCTTTGTCCATATGGAACGCATACGCTAAAGCATCAACACTAATCTGTGCGTTAACTTCTGGTGTTGTAATCCAAATCAAGTTCGTTGGCATAGCGTGTGACGTTGCTCCTGCCGGGTTGTTTTCCGGTAATGGGAAGCCAAACTCTCCGACAGCTCGCTTTACCTCAATCAATAACTTTTTCGCTGATGCTTCATCTACAATCGCGTCAACAGTCACTGCTGGAAGTACCTCTTTTTCATACCCCACATTAATTAAATCACGCATAGCGAGATACTCGTCCCAGTTCGCCCCTGTGATAGCACTCTCCATTTTTGCCATAATCATATCACGGATGCCATACTCACTTGTAAAAGCTTTTCTCAAGTTGTCATATGTAACCGTGACTGGGTACTGAATTTCAAGATTTACATTATGGAATACGCTCATGATGTAAGACTGATACTGCTGAAAAGCGAATTTAAAGTCTGCCTGTGAATCATAGACACGACCTTTGCACATATTTACATAAGTTTCTTCGTGTGTCTCACCATAACGCATTGGCTCTTTCTTAAATCGTGCTAACGGATTTCTCCACGCGATACTGTCCACCGTCTGCATACCGATGCGGTTAATTAATGACGGAACAATTTCGTTCCGAACAGGGGCAAAATTCAGAATGTTATCATAGACAGCCTGTAAATTGTCTGAGACTTCCACAGGCAAGTGGTTCTGAACCTCGAAAGAAAGCTCCTGTTTGACTGCTTTTAAAATGTTTTTATTTGTTGCGTCTGCCATTTGTTAAAACCTCCTTACTCTGTCTTACCGTCAAAGTCCAAATCTTCAACGGTAATTTTTTCTTCTGTTTCGTCTTTTGACTCGCCTTTATCATCTGCACGAGTCGTACCCTCTGCCATTTTTTCCTTAAAGCGCTTTTTATACTCGCTCTCTAGCTTTAAATACTTGTCTTTCCATTCGCTGTCTGTTTCTCCGTCTCTTTCTCCCTCATAATTCTGTAAAACTTCAATCGCGTCACCGTGTTCCTCAACGTCTGCTACAGCGTCAATTAATTCGTTTAAAGCTTCATTAAAATCCATGTAAATATCCTCCTTTTTATTTATTACCCTTTTACAGTTTTAATTATATCACCACGGAAAGAAAAAGTAAAGAGGCATTTTTTTCTTTTTTCCATGTGGGTGTACTGGGTATGGCGATAATGTCTGTAAATACGCATACCATTTTAACGCGTTCTTTTTTCTTTCCTCTTCTTTTTCAACTCCTGCACGCTCAAAATTTTTTAAAAATACAGACGCGAGATAATCGGGTTCTTTTGTGGACTTTCGAAACTCTTCCCATGATACTGGATATTTTATTGTTTCTATCCATTGTCCACTACTTACAGTTTCTTCATCAAGCCAAACACATTGATAATAACCATCTGTGATATCGTACCCGTGAGCGTTCGCCCAATCTGTATAGACTGTAGCTGGTGTCCACTGTACAAGACCATAGCCACCATTATAGTTCCCCTCTTTTAAGGACTGCCATAATTCAGGGTTGATATTAGATTCTATCTCCATATTCCCCAACATTCCTGCAATGGCGTTCAAAGTGAAATCTTTGAAAAACATGGTACTATAGAAAACATAAGCATTGTTTTTCATCTCATTTTCTGTAAGATAACGGTTTCCATGAATCCATTCAAGGGGCATTCCTGCACTGTCGCCATAACGATATATCTTTGTCCATGCGGACGGTTTGGAAACATATGTATTAATGCTGACCTGCTCGGGTAATGGATAACGCCCACTGTGCGCTCCCATAGTGACACCGCCACCCCCAACGCCGTTCCCACTATACACCATTTCTGTATGACCACTACGCCATACAATGTCCCCTGCCTGCCAAGCCTCATTGATACTAATCTCTTTAAATCCTGCCTGTAATAGATATCCCTCCTCTGTTCTTGTGGTGAACCATGGATTCACTGAAAAGAACCCACCTTCTGTAAGTGCTTTTGAAATAAAAGAGCTACAGTCATAATAAGTAATACCGTTCACGGTCTGCCCTCTTCGGTATTGCTGAGAATATCCAATGTTGGGGGCATTGCACGCATTGACCGCCCACTGATAGGCTACATTAATATTTGGCATTTGCTATCCTCCTTAAATGTTTCACGTGAAACATTTTGTTCCACGTGAATAAAAAATTAAAGCATATATAACATATCTTTTGCGTAAACGAATTCAGTTCCACAAGCGCGTGCCAGTCCTCCGCCAAATGTCCCAGGGCATTCTACTCCGTTCGGGTCTTTTCCCTGTAACAAACATATGATTTCCAGTGCTGTCACAAGATACTGAGTTTCACCCCTTTTTACATAATGTTTTCCTGCTTTTGCCCTTGTTTTTTTACCTACAATACCGTCTTCTGCAATGGTATAGCCATAGTCCTTATTCATTGCTCTCTGCACTACACGAACCGCCATTCTTTTAGTGTTTCTTCCAACAATGCCGTCAACAGCGATTTGAACACCCGTAAAATTAATGGCGTGCTGTTGCCCTAAAGCAATCAATTCATTTCTTGGTTTTGAGTGACTAGTAGACGGAGGCGGTGTAGTAGGTGTAGCACTTGAAACTCCGTAGTCTTTGTAAACGTGGTTCACATCACATCTTCCGTTAATACCATCAACAGACCCGTTACTAGAATACTGCCAAATATCAACATTATCTACACCTAACACATTCGAGTATCTAGCTATCCACAAATCATATCCCCATGTTTCACCGATATAACTCTCAAACCATGATTTACTAGCGTAGATTCCTGCTTTATATCCATGCGTTAGCATTGCATCACAAAAGCGCTTTGCGTTGTGCTTGGCAACTCTTTGTGTCCCTTTTTCTTCACTGTCAAAAAAGACAGGGAGATTAGGTGTGTGACCTTGTAATAATCTAAGACAATGATTGATTTCACCCTCGATTCTAGCTGTGGTTTTTGCGTAGGAATAAAAATATACTCCATATGGAATACCCAACCGTTCACATTCACTAACATTTCTTGCCCACTGTTTATCATCTTGTGAGGTCATATCCTGCCCATATCCGCAACGAATAATCACATAGTCAACGGCATTTTTTAACCGTTCAAAATCAATAATACCGTTATGATACGATATGTCTACTGCTTTTTTTACTGTCATGTTTAATCCTCCTTTTTCTGTTCAAACGTATCACAGATTCTTTGAAGCGCTAATGTGTTATTGTTTAGCGCTTCTGTGATATCTGTCATTTCCTGTTTATGTGCTTCATTCAACTTCTCTAGGCGTTCATCATTTTTATCCTCTCGATATTTCACATACCACATAGAAGCAATAGCTACAGCTGTTGGCACGCCTAATGTGTTAATCATTGTCATGATTTCCTGTATCATGATATCACCTCCCTTTATTCTATCATACCACAAATAGAACCGATTGTAAATAAAAAATGTTTCACGTGAAACATTATCGCGTGAAACATTTATGTACTTTACAAAATAATCGAATCAAAGGGGACGCAAAGCCAAAAATTGATATCAGACTGCTTGTCTATGTGCGTGTATATCAATTACAATGCTCGTATTATTTTGGGTACAACATTATGATAACACATATAAGTTAAAATGTCAATGTTTCACGTGAAACATTAAAAAGATATGGCATCAAATATCATATTCTTACACTCCAAATTTTCAAACATAAGTAAACCTCTATTGAAATATTCACGCAACATTGCTACAATATAATGCGTTGAATTCACACGTATAGCTGTGTTGTCTATGACATCATTTTTTGTAAAGCATATCCGCATCGGAAAACTTTCATCTGCCCCCGTTGATATATACATACATGTATCATATCTTCTTGCGTTGTACATTTTTTCGTTGAACTTAATAGTGCAAATATACCGTGATTGTCCTGTTGGTTTCCCTATTAAGCAATCATTATCATTCAAATATCTATTTTCACTGGCATACTCATTATAACTAGCACCTTGAAACGCTCTAGCAATACCACTTTCCTTATAAGCTGTGGACGCATTTTCATTATACGTTCGCTCAAATACCCAACCATCTCCACGCAATATTTTAGTATTATATTTTAGCATTTTATTGATACCAAAAACGCTATAATAAGGGTTCAACAATGATACGGTATTTGATGCCATATATAACATAACTCTTCTATGCTGTTTTCCGTGACCTGCACTAATCGTTGTAAGCAACGATAAAAGTTTATTTACTTCATTAGATAAATATACGTTATCTTCATCTTGATATTCGTCAAAAAATACAGAACGAATATTGACAAATAACCCACGCATTTTTTTATACTTTCTTGCAATAGATAAAGCTAAACAATATCCACATGGCTCTTCATTTAGAAATAGTTGTATCAATGAGCCATTCATTAAACTCTTTTCAGTCATAACATAACCGTCAAATTGTTCAGATATATCGCCAAAATATGTATCAGCACAGTTTTTCATATCAACAACATTCCTGTATAAATAAATAAATTGGTTTTCGGGTCTGTATTTATCCTTTAAAAAATCAGATACTTGTCTAGACTTAATGGAATAACTTTTGCCTGCTGTTCTATTTCCATCTACAATATAAATATCGGGTGTTTCCCCATTTTTATCTTTTAAAGTTAATAATCTATCGCAATGATAATATCCATCATTCATCATTTTTAGCACCTCCATTCATGTTTCACGTGAAACATGAGTTTTATAAAAGAGGTGGCATATAGCCACCTCCCTTTAGAAGAAGAGAATTAAAATGGTATTCTCACGGCATCATATTATAAATTTGATACGTCTAAGGTACAATTGATATAATCGCGTCCTGCTTTTGTCTTTCCGCTAATTTTAATGATAGAGAATTTTTCTCCCTCCATGACACTTTCAATGTCTTTCAAAGACTGTCTAAAGGTTGCAGACTGTCCAGAATACACTTTCTTATCTGGCGTAATAATACTTACAATCTCCTGCACATCTCCGTTATCTTTGATATCATCAAAGATAAGATATCCGTCAATTGGGATAGATTCTCCATCATCAATATTTTTTAATGGCTCAATATCTGGTGCTGTGGTCATAAGATACTTTTCAACCTTTGTAAACTCTCTACTCATTTCTTTGATTTCTACCATAATTCTTTACCTCCTGTTTTCCTGCTAATCTTCCTTTTTCATTTCCTGCAACTCTGCTTCGGTTACAATTTTCTCGCTCTTAACATCTGAATTTAATAAAAACTGTTCGTCCGTCATTGCGCGTTTTTCCAGTTTAAACTTAATGTCTAAAATGGAAACAATGTCCCCCTTGTACTGCTTTCCAATCAAGATTTCCGCTTTATCTCTTGTCTTGCAATTTGGTAATTTCTCGTCAAAGTAATCTTTCTTGATTTCTCCCGTCTCCTTGTCTTTGTAGATTCTTTCAACGGATACCTCCGCTGTTACTAATGTCCTTGTAAACATCTTTTTTTCCTCCTTTTTTCTGCTTTCTTTGAGTGTGAATTGCAATGTAATATGTTTTATTTATTACACTATTATAATAACATAACAACTAAATATAGTCAAGTATTATATCATAATTTTTTTATCTTTTTGTTTGTGTATATTGAAATCTTTATTTCTTAATACAATACCACCTTTTACTCGTTCCGCTTTTAAGTTACATAATTTCATCTCAAGTCCCTGTGAAAGTTCTGATATGTCTCTACCCTCTTCGACAAATTTTCTTTTAGCTTGACTACTCATGCCACATGCTTTTATATCTAGATAGGGTTTCTTAACGGGTTCTCTATCTTTTTCAATAATATGCTCAGCATACGTTTTTTGCCTTTCATAATAGGCAAAATCAAAAGTCGCCTCGCAACCCCAACAACAAAAATCTGTAGGATGTTCAACTACCATTTTCGCATCTTCCAATCCTAATAAATGAATAGAATCAGTGTCAGCATAACAAAATCTATCATAATTTGCTATAGCGTGGCGTATTGTAAAGTTCATAGCATATGAAGTAATAGCACTACCAATAGGGATATACCCTACTTTCTTTTCATGCTCCTCATGTAAGATAAAACTGATAATACCGTCCTTACTAAGATATGGCTCTTTATATGAGGAGTTATCCGACATAGCAAATTTACCGTAAAGATTATTTAAAAAGAGTTTCGCTTTTTGTCTTTTAAAACCTTTTGAAGTTCTTTTTTCTTCACCATACTTATCTATGTATTCATCAAAAAAACCTGTCCTTGCATAAAACCACACATAATCATATACAGCTAAATCATATATTTCATACGTTTCATTAAATAATTCCCAATCAGTACAAGTCATGGTTAGCGTAACATTAGTATCATGCATTTGACCGTCAATATCACGATAATATCTATAGTATTCACCTTTATATCTAACATCAGATGTATATAAATTTTCGTTTGCTTTATACAAGGCACTATGTCTAATGTGAACCCAAGGAAAAAATCCTGCTTTTAATCGAAAACGGCAATTGAATCGTATAAAAAAGTATTTATTAGTAGAACTAATAAGTTCTTCTGGCGGTGTACCTCTGTGATATTCACCGTGACCGAATGGATATATATTTCCAGAAACACTATGCATCATAGATGGATATAGAGAATTTACATCATATACCAACCCTGCACCAACGGGCATATGCGCGTACCTCGGATTGACATAGCACCACCCTCCGTGATAGGAATTATGAATATAATCCCACTGATTCCATGTTCCTGTAATAGATTTATCGAGATAATCATCTCGAATATCAGGAAATAACTTCTCATATTGTTTACCGTCATAAAATCCTTTAAATTCTGATAAACAACATGAACCAATAGTCAATTTATCGTGCTTTTCATTAAACATCATTTCAAGAGCCTCTTTTAACACTAACACATCATTTTCAATATACTTTTTCTCATTATCTAATATATCACAATAGGCATATCTTTCACCCTCATATTCCATATCTAATTTTTGATGTTTTGTTTTAAAAGATTCTCCTATATCTTTCAATGATGAGGGCATAAGCTTCAAAGAGTTCCGAATCTCCAAAAAAGTCTTATTCCATTTTAATTTTAACCAATACCACGCTCCCATATCAGATATGCAAGTCTGAAACTCTTTTGACCTCATTTCTTTATCTTTACAGTGAACCCATTGCCAACCCTCTTTTAATAGAAAGTCAACTATAAAAGAACCGTCAAAAGCTAGGTTATGAAAGTACAATATATTATTTCCTTTCATTGTTAGAAATCTATTTAAAAAATCTCTTATAGAGTGTGTTATTGTTACGGTTTCGGATTCGTCATATAAAGCCACGTCAGCACCCGACCAGACCTCTGCACTGTCTTGTTTTTTACCTTTTTCCCTTTCTACCTTTTCACCCCAAACAGTTGTTTCAAAATCGCACGCCCAAAAAGTAATATTCTTTTTACGTGGCATTACACCCACCACCTTTTTTATTCTTCTTCAATAACAATATCTTGCTCTTGTAAAAATTCTTGAAAATCTTCTGTAGAACTAAGAACACCCATTCTTCGCAAAATATTCCAAAACACAGCGTCAACCGTAGCTTTGTCCATATATGGCTCTGTTGGAAATGCTTCTGGTTCTTTTGCGTATGTATAAGCAAATAACGCTCTTTCTTTATCTGACGCATTAGCCAGTAAAGCATCTGTTTTTTCTCTAAGGTAACTCGCTGTTTTTGGTACAAAACTTTCTAAAGAATCGTACCACGAATCAATAATAGCCTCATAGTCTAATACAGGTGTTGTTTCAATAACTATTATACCCGTCCTTTGTAGCTTTTTCAATTCTTCAACCGTAGTATAACCTTGTATTCTAGCATATTCCTGCTCTTGCGGAGTTAATTTTATAAAAACTCTGTTTCTTTCAAGAGCGTGTTTACGTCCATATTCTTTAGAAGTTATAACCTCGCCAGTAAGCATATCAACAACCGTTGCATTTTTTCGTATTTCTTTTGCAGTCTGCTTTTTAATTCTATCCATTGAAACTTGCGTTGGATTTTTTACTCGCTTAATTATCTTTACTTGTACACCTTGTTTCTGTTGATTTCTAACACGAGCTCGATATTTAGTGTATTCGTGAGCATATTCTTTTTGAATAGTCTCCGCTTTTGTTTTCTTCTTTTTTATATACTTATTCGCCATCTTTTAGTCACCCTCCTTTTGCACTTTTCTTAATAGTAAGCCGTGAGGGACGCGGGTATATTCGATATAATCACCTGCATGGATATCTAAGTCTTTAACCGCTTCTTTTGGAAGCATGACACGGGCGGTGTATCCGCCTGTGCCACCTTTTGTAAACATTACTTTATAGCGCAATAATTGATTTGTTAATTTTGCCATAATTTTTCCTCCTTATAAAATATTAAATACTTTCCATGTGAAATCTGAAAAGTGCTCTGCTATGAATGATACAGAAGATAAGAAAAGATATAGTAAAAATGTTGCCATAATTATAACCGATAAGATCCCCAAAAAAGATGATATTTTTTCTAATTTGGTAAATGGCTCTTTTTCTTCTGTAGTTGTATGCCTTGCTATCCATTCTGTAGGAGTTTCATGCAATGATTCACGTGAAACATTATCTGTATCGATTTTATGATTTTGAAATGTCTCTATATAGTCTTTATTTCCCTTAGTATCAATGGTATAGGCTTCTCCATCAAAACCCACATAAATATTTTTATTAGTATACAAATTTTCTACCCAGTAGGGTTCGTCTACAAATAAGGCTATGTAGTTGTTTAGTGAGTTTTCAGTGTGAAAGTCGTGTATTTCTACACCAAAATCTGTGATATTATGTAATCTGTATTTAATCATTTTTACCTCTCCTTAAAAATCTTGAATAATATCTTGTTCCCCATATATTGTCTATAGAATTTAAAATAACCTCATATTTACTATAGTCTACGTCATTAATTTGTTGACATAATGTTGCTACTCTGCCCCATTGAATATGAAAACTATCTCTAGCATTATCATATAAACCCCCTAACACATCTTTAAAAAATTCAATTAATTCTACACTAATACTTGTACTAAATATATATAATTCATCTTTAATATAAAAACAATAACAAGTATTATCTATTGAAGCCGTAACAATAGAATCTTTAGTGCTATACCTCTGCACTATTGTTAATAAGGATTCGTCTGTGTATAACGCCTCACTTCTAACTATGTGCCCTGTATTAGAATTAATTACAACGACTTTAACTCTATTAATTTCTTCGTTCATTTTTTATACCTCCTTTTCATAGTATCTTTTTTCCCAACAAGCATATAATTCACGTAGTCTGTTTTCTTCATTATCTCGCTCTGCATCTGTAAAGTCTGATAACTCTAAATAGGCTGATATCCTACCCATTTGCATTATGAAAGCTACTAAAGCTTTATCATACAACCCTAACTCAATGTCTTGTTTAAATGTGTCATAAAATAATTGATACTTTTCATTCATTATTTTTTCCCTCCTTATATTTACTAGGTTTCCTTGTTTCTATAATTATAATATCACACGCCTGTTCGTTTGTCAAGTATTTTTTCGTGCTTTTTTAATCAAAAGGGGGACGTGGTCTCATTGGGAATAACGAAAGCCCTCT